TTAATTCCTTTGTAATAACCAGCTGGTTGTGATCCTTTTCTTTTTCCAATATCAGGATCTTCTCTTCCTTCGCCCGGTGTCATTCTTTTATATGCATCTGTTCCAGCTTTTGTGCCATATTCATATTGTTCATCAATTTTTTCTACACCGTCTAACCAAACTCTCTTTTTATTTTCTCCTAGTTGTACAATAACATAATTAGTACCTAGGACTTTAATGTTGCCAACTTCATCAGTTTCTTTTATAACTACTTCATCGCCAACCTTAAATAAATTACCTTCAACATATTCTTCTCTTCTATCAGAAACTTTTTCTAATTGAACATGCTTTCTAAAATTTTTAGTTTCAGATAATCCCATTCCAGCTCTAACAGCATTAAATAAATCTTCAACTCCTTTATAACCTTTGGGCATACCTTTTGCAAATGTTTTTAAATCATTATCATTTGCTGCTGCTCTTAATTTAGATGCTGACATTCCAACTGCACCTTCTGCATCTGGATCTCTAGCGCCAGCACTTTTTACAATAATACCGTTTTCAAATTGATAGAATCCATGTCTACCTTTTGTACCATTATATTTGTTTAGAAGCTTTTCAAATTCTATAACTCTATCTTCACCTGCTACCATTGTAACTTTTGTATAACCTTGATCATACAATTTTACAACTACATCAAAAGCATTTCTAACACCTTTGTCAGCCATAATACTTCTAGCATGTTTAGGAAACATTTTCCTTAAAAACTTTACTTTCAATTTAAAGTCTAAAGGATTCTTTTTTGGATCCTGACTTTGTGAGGGATATATCCTATATTGACTACCCCTAGCTAACTTTTTTACTGCATCAAATAGTTTTTCGTGACCTATGGTTGGTGGATTAAATCTACCAAATGCAAATACAATTTCACTTTTATCTTCTTTTAAGTATGTCTTAAACGAATTTATTGTCATAATATTTCCTACTTTTCAGCTTTCTTTTTTAATTTTTCTCTGTCAGCTTTTTTAACACCGGGTAAAAGCTTTTTAGCAATTCTTTTTATAGCCGCTTTTTTCTTAGCTAATTTCTTTTCTACATCAGCTCTTGCGGCAAAAGATAATTGACCTTTATCTTTACCTTGTAATATTTTTTGGAGTAGGATATTTCTTGCTTGTTTTTGGGCTCTGCCTTGAAGCTTATCCATTGAGGCTATCTTCTTAGCAGCTTTTTTACGACCACGCAAAATTTTAGCTTTATTCTTGCGAAAAGCTTGTTTCATTTTCATGCGCGTAGCCATTGTCATGGCTTCGTCTTGTTGTACAAACTCTTTAAAAGTTTTCATTTATCCTCGGCTACCCATTATCGGCTAGGACTATCCCAACCTTTTATTATATCCTTGCTAAAATTGTTGGCAGAAAATTCTAATCTATCAACAAGTTTAACCGCTCCACCTTCCATACGATCTATGGCGACAAAACCTTCTGGGTTGGTCACCTTAAATCCGGATTTTGTTTTTACAAATGTCCCAATATTATTAAGACTATTTAGTTTATTTATAATAATTAATTTGCTATCTACAATAAAATTTTGTAAATCAAACACTAATTTCAATTTTTTTTGATTAGATTTGTTAAAAAATTTAAGTATTCGTTCTCTTTTAGCTTCAACACCTGCTTTTCCCTTTGGTGAAGATAATTTATCTGCTTGTTTATTATACCTATCATTAACCCAATCAATCATACCTTTTACATGAGCTGTTGTGTTTGTTATACGCTCATTTTTTCTTACCTTAGTATTATTATATGTATTGATTAATAGGTTTAATTCTTTGTCTGATTCTATTTCTTTTAATGTTGAAGAAGCAATTTGTTTAAATATTTTTCCAGCATTAGATAAATGTTTAGTAACTGCAGCTGTTTCTTTAGCTGTCATTGTAGCCGTGCCCGATATATCTGGAAGTGTAGCATCTACCTGCCATACTTTTGAACTGCTTTTTAGTTTACTAGTAATATCTGCAGCAAATTGTGCTTTCATAGTTTCAAAGGTTGCACCTTCATATTTAGTGTGCCATACTATACCAATTTTAGATTTGCTTATTTGTTTTTCTAACGCTGAACCAGTAGGTACAGCATAAACGATAGTATTAGGATGGAAAGTAACGTGTTGGATTCCATTGATTTTCTCCTTTTTGAGATCATTTGAATCAAACATAAAGTCACCTTGTATAACACCCGTTATACCTAGATCTTTTAAATTATCAAATGCTAATTTTAGTTTTTTATTAAGATCACCAGAAGTATCTGCATCTATATCTTCGTGATTTTTATAAACTTTTCTAGCTTTTGCAAATATGCCTTTTTTGGCTACGAAAAATTTACCATCTTCCGGATCTAGACCAGCGAATATAGCGGGGGCCCCGTCCCATTTAACCGTAACGTCTACTGGCGCCTTCGCGTTACCTGAAAGCATATCCCTAAGTGCTCGTAATGCTAGGATAGCCTGGCGGGCCCCCTTAACTCCACCGTCAAGAACTAAGTCCTCAATATGAGTCATATGAGTATTCTTAGCTGCTGTTGCGGCCTCGTTAAAGAGTTGTTTTTTAAAGCTTAACATTAATTATCTACCTTAGCACCTGCTCTCCATTGGTAACAAGACCAATAACGAGCTTTCCATTTTGGACCAGGATCATCACATCGATGTCTAGCTCTAAAGCTTCTTCTTCGGGCTGGGTCATCTCTTTTTATTTCCATATTAGGATCACCAAACCCAAGTTTAATAACATTACCTTTTTCATTTTTAACATAAACATAAAATTTCTTTTTACCATCATTTGATCTTGATGGATCGTTTAATTTTACTTTTCTACCTTTATATTCGGCTTCTTCAATTGTATGTTCATATAATTCATCACAATTATCACAACAATCTTCTCTATATTTTGTAAAATTTTTCATTATTTCACCTTTATTGTTCTAACAATTTTACTTATGAGCATTTTTAATGCTGTCATATAAGCCCAACCATATCCATGAAATACATGAAAATGATGGTTTTTTTCTATTTCAGATTTAGGACCAAACTTTTTAGTCCAATTATCTACATATTCACCTTTATATCTCAATACTGCATGAGATACTTTCCATTTATTTTTTCGTCCAACCAAGCATATACCTGCTTGATGAGTTATTAATAACCACCACATTTTAATGTGGCTTTCATCACATAGTCTGTACAAAATTGAAAGAGCATAATCTTCACAATCACCAACATAGTTTCCTTCTATGTCTGGTGTATAAATTATTTTCCAAGCATCAGCCATTCCATACTGATCTTTGTCATATCTATACTTCCATCTTGAATTAAATGATTGTACTATTGCGTCTCTTCTTTTGTTGTCCATTCTCATCCTCCAAACTCGTGGCCAGCGACTCGCCTCATTTGTTTTTTATATTCAGCAAAGTCAGGTTTTTCTTTGTAAAGTTTTATTGAAATTTCATTTCTCTCTTTACCTTTGATTCTCCATTTATATCCTTTTTCTTTATGCTCAGGATCGGTAGTCTTAACAACACGGCGTTTATAGCCTTGTTCCCAAGTTTCACCTTTGTATTTACCTTCGCCTTCTAAAAATGATTTAAATGTTTCATTCATTTTTTTAGTCTTAGCCTTAAGCTTTTCTAAATGATCAGTCCATATTTTTAAAGCTGCTCTTAAATTTTCTTTCTTTTCGGGGTCCTTTGTATTCTTTATTGCTTCCTTAGCTCGTTGTTGCATAACTAAAGTGGCTTGAACTTTATGAGCATGTTTTCTTTTAGCCTTATTAATTATTGCAACTCCTTTATTTGCTGTTGCTGCATCTTTAAATCCTAGGCCTTTAATAGTTCCCTTTGGATTTTCATCAGTATATAAATCACTATGGCTGCTACTTCCTTTATGTTGACCTTTTTTTCTAGGTATTCTTTCAGTAGCTTCACCTCTAGCTCTATCCATAGCTGCTTGTGATGGTGCACCCTTTTCACCTTTTTTACGCATGCGTTCGCCACGTTTTCTTTTTTGATGGATATTGTACCAAAGGCCTTTGCTTTTTTCTGTTATCATTTTTTTAACTTATATGAAAAGGATTTACCTTTAGCCTGAGATTTTTGTGTTATACCCAATCCTACCATTTTTGCTATTTGGTTAACCATTGCTACACCATCTTTATCGCCTTTATTTAGAGCATCTAACATTTTATCTGATAGGCTATTAATAATTTGTTTTACAATAACTGCATTTGGACCAACTAAAGCTTCATCTACTTCTTCATCAAACATACCTGAAGCTTTCATCATTCTTAATGCATCTTTTTTAGCAGCGTCAGCATTTTGCTTATTGATTTTTTCAACAGCCTTTTTAATCATTGCTAATCGCTTTTTCATTTCTTTAGGAGATAATTTTTCTTCTATCTTTGATTCGTCTATTGATTTCCTTCTAGCTTCAATATAAGCTGTAGTCCAGTTTTGATATTTTTTATCCATTATTGATATACCTTTACGTATGCGCTAGAATCTTCTGATTTTGATCCAGCATAATTAACTATTTTTGTTATCCATCTATTTGCTTTAGCACCAGAATTAATATCTGCATAATATAACACATATAGACAGGCCAATTTAGAACCAATCCAATACACATCTTTTTTCAATATTTCTTTTTCGAAATTTTCATATGAATCATTCTTATAAAAATGATTATATAATTTATAGAATATATTAAGATCTCTTTTCTTTCCTCGAGTAATATTTTTTGCTATTTTATTCAAAACTTTATTATCGGGAAGTTTTTTTCTAAAAACTTGTTTTACAGCATCAATCATAATACCATATCCAGCACCACCACCTCTTGCTGTTTTAAGTACTATTTCTCCTTTAATTGCTGCTCCCGCAGAGCCGGCTCTTAAAGCCATTTTACCAGTATCAAATACTATTGTAGCACCTTTGTTATCCCAAAATGTTCCTCTTACTTCTCCTTGAAATAAAAGGGATTTTATTTTGTGATCATCAGTATCTGGTGGTAATTTGATATTGTATTCTTTTGATTTGGCTGTTTTTTTAACAAGCTTAAGTGATATACCAACTACTTTTCTATCTACAAAATTTTGTAATATAGCTTTATTATAGCTTAAAATATTTTCTGGATTGAATGTTTTACTAATACTAATTGATTTATCAATGGCCCAAATATCTCCTGGATTCCATTTATCATCTTTTACTGCTTTTTGATCTGAATTTTTATATGCTAAATTTTTAAGAGCATATATATCATTCATAGCTTTACTATTTCTATGAAATTTGTGGGATTTATTAATATAGCCTTCTTTGATAAGAAGAAGTGCTGATTCATACGATGAATGGAACCAATCGCCTTCAACAGATAAAATTTCATCTAATGAAGCATCAACATCAACTTGTTTGTATGCAGCTTTAAGAATTTCTGGATCCATAAAGAATTCTTCTGATTGCATACCATGATCTAACATAGCTTGGCACATAACACATTGATGTGATTCTGTAATTTTAGTATTGAGCGATCCTCCTCCGGATCCACCTCCACCACCAAAAACAGAACCTTTACCTAGATCAGAAGAACTAATAGACTTACCATCACCATGTAAAGGAAAGGCCTTTTTAAGCTTTTTGAAAATTTCAATTTGCTTTAAGGCGTCTTCAATTTCAGTAACGGTAAATGTGCCACCACTAGCTAATTCTAATGGTTTATTATCTCGAATTAATCTAGCCAAGATATCTATTCTATCTTCACCAGTATTAGAATTAGGCTTATCCAATTGTCCAGGAGTCAGTTTTACTGCTTCCTGAATTGGATCTAATTTAAACGATTTAAAAGACTTCATAGATATTCCTAATTAAGTTATATCTATTTATACATTATTATTCTTCGAAAAATGGATTTGGTTTTATATTACCACGGTTATCAAAACAAATAATTTTCTTTTGATGAAGAACATTCAATGCCTGCTCTGCTCCAGCTTTAGTACCTTCTTTAAAACAAGACCACCCTATACCGGCAGCACAAAAGGTAAATATTAATAATGTAGGTAAATCAATCATGATGAAATATTTTTTCTATTGTTACCGTATAACCTTTTTCTTTCATGCGCTCAGCAAAGAGAATAGCTGTTTCTTCTAATTCATAGAGATATTCAGCTACAATCTTTGCTTTGCTTGTGGCTATAACTTTAAAAATCACCGGTAGCAACCTGTAAAGTTTTCAATCCTTTTGATCTCCACATATCAACAACTCTTTGCCTATCATCTAGAACAAAGTTTACATGCCAAAAGTCTTTAATAAACTCATCGTAAATTTCAGCTTTTACAATTGAGTCTTCTCTAAAATCTTTATCTTTTCTAGTAAAGATATGATCAAAAGGAATCCTATGATGTTTTAACCAAGACCTACAAATTAATTCTGCTGATTTTGGTCTTGCAGTTAAAATAATAATTGTATGATCTGCCGAAAATCTGTGTACAATATCACTGACTACAGGACATGCACCATCTTCACCAGACCTAGACCAATCATAAGGATCTCTATCAGAGTGTCCTTCTCTAACGCATAAGGTACCGTCCATATCAACTAAAATAGCTGATTGAGTAACCATAACGTTTTCATTATCTTTAAATTTTGTTTGCACTAATTGCATTGTATTAATATCCACTTGTATGACATGAGTATTCTGTGGAACAGTTTATAGTTCCACATACACACTCGTTTTCTTTTCTTTGGGCTTCTTCTTCCAACTGTTGTTGATAATCCCAAGTTGCATCCTGATGAGCTTGTTGCTCTTCAGTTAAATTTTCATAATCTACAAAATCCATTATGCTACCTCTAACATTGTTAAAGGAACATCCCAGTTGCCTTCGCCTTTGACGTGAACAACTGCTCTTTTGATTTTTACTTTAACAATTGTGCCATGTATATCGCCGGCATTTCTGCTAGAAAAGAATTTTACTTTGTCTCCTGCAGAAAATTTAGATTTAGCGAATGCTAAACTGATATGTTGGATTTTAGCTCTTTGAGCTTTTACTGCTGTAATTACAGCGTTAAGGTCTGCCATGTTATCGATTTGGCCTATCGCATTTATCACTTTTTTCATAATTAACTCCAATTAATTTATTTTATATGTATATTATAACACAGTCTTTTGGAAAAGTAAAGGTTTTTTTTCACTTTTTTTCACTTTTTTTTAATTGGAGTTAATTTATTATGTGCTTAGCTTTCAGATTTTACTAAAGTATATACACCCCAAGCAAGACCAACCCAAGCTGCAAGCTTAGCTAATCCTCCAAATAATATAATAGAACCACAAATGGCTATCAATCCAAGTCCATCTAAAGATGTTCTTTCTTTTACTCTATCAGATACCCATGCGTATGCTTTTACTAACATATTTTCTCCTAAGTTTTAAAATCAGCAAACGTGTCTTTTGTTTCTCTATCGCCCCACGTTGCTATTGGTTTATCGGGGACCATATCTGACATTATGTCAGTTTGAGCCGATTCTTCTACATCATAAAGTTTCATTCTAGCACGATCAATACCAATTACAAAACGCTTATATTTGGTAGGATCATTATAACGATTCTTTAATTGTTTTACTAACAGTTGGCCAAGATCTTCTAGTTCCTCTGTTGAAATAAGAGCAAACATTAAATCAGCCGTTGCTGGTAAACCAAATGATTCCGAAGTATCTTCCAATCCGACATCAGTATTTGAATAACCAGATCGGGTTGTTTGCGTTGCACTCACGATTGGAAGACTAAACTCAACCGCCAAACCACGTAACTCTTCAGCTATTGATTTAACGTATGAATAAGTATTTATACTTCCACCTAGTCCTTTTACCCTAGAAGAAGCACAAATATTTAAATAATCAATATAAATTATATCAGGCTTAAAATTCTTTTTAAGCTTTAATTCATTTAATAATGCTCTAAAGTGGCCAACATGAGCTGCACCAGTAGGATATTCTTTAACAATTAATTTACCTACTGCGCCTTTTGCTATCTTTTCAATCTTAGAATCAAATACATTTTTTGGCAGTGATTCTAATTGTTGTATTGGTAAGTCCATTAGATTAGCATCAATACGTTCTGCTATTCTTTCTTCAGCCATTTCCATGGTAATATATAAAACATTTTTTCCAAGTTCAAGATTGGCTGCAGCGCAATGACACATGAAGAGCGACTTACCTACACCGGTACCAGCCATGGCTATATTTAACGTTTTATTCGGTAAGCCACCCTTCGTAATTTTATTA